TCTATCATGACGTCGTTCAAGCGCCCTGTCTTTACGAAGCCTTGCAAGACGTCGGGCGCGCCCTCGACCTCGCTTTTGATGGTCGGGAAATGCCCCTCGCTGAACAAAAGCGACACGCTATCGTCAACCACGATGCGACAAATGTTGCAGCGCACGCTGGGGCGTCTATCGCGCAACGGGATATATTCGTTGTTCGCCGCGTCTTGCTCCTCATGAAATGAATGCTCAAGATGATCGTAAATCGCGCCGTCTCTTACGCGCGAGTAAGCGTCAATCGCGAACTGGCGCGGCGGATAGTCTTTATCGCGCTTGAGGCGGCTCACAAGGCTTAGAAACATCAACGACCCATGAGATTGAAGGGAACTTGACGGGCGAGCGTCGTTGGATTGACGAGACTCGTAAAAGCGCCGGAGGCCGCGTCAACTTGATCGTCGTGCGCGCCCATCGGGAATGTCTCTAGCTCGCTGAGAAACGTTTCAACCCAAGGCCCGGCGACGAGTCGGACGTTTCCAGCTTCGCATTGCGCCGCGAACGGCGCAGCGCGCACTTCCTTGGAGCCCGTTTCGCGCTCCACGTCCAAAAGCCAGCCCGCCAAATCGCGCGCATAATCCGCGACTTGGCCTTTGCCAGCTTGGCCGACGTCTTGGGGAAGCCTGACCTTGACGCGCTTGCTATCATTGGCCGCGCTGGCGAGGTTTAGGACGGCTTTCTTGACGTCGAGCGCCGAACCGCGAAGGCGCTCAATGTGTTCGATATAGAAGATTCCGCTGGGAGCGCGCGACATGCGCAAGCCCACCGTCCAATCGCCGCCCGCTTCCGTTGCCGCCAAATCCCAGGCTCTTACGACGTTAGTTGATATAGGGGCGGCGGCGACGGGCTCGCCGAACCAACGACGTTGGAACATGCCGCCTTCGCGCGGGGCGGGGCGTTGCTGATACTGTCCGGCCCAGGCGTAGGCGGTCGTGTCGCTTTTCATTTGCGCGATGGTCGACGCGGAAAAGCGCTCCGGACAAAGCAGCTCGCCTTCGTATTGGCGCGGATCGACGAAGCCGAGCGGCGTCGTGCAAGGGTTGCCGCGCTCGTATTCCATCGGCAAGCGCAGATGCACGAACGGCATTTTGAGCGCGAGAATAACGCCCGAAATATCCTTTTCATGCAAGCGCTGCATGATGATTACGATTGCCGACTCGGCTTGATTATTAAGTCGGTTCAAGGCGCCTTCGCGAAAGCCGCGCGTAACGCCTTCGCGCTCGGTTTCTGACTCGGCGGTTTTGATTGAATGCGGATCGTCAATTATCAAACGGTCGCCGCGCTGCGACGTAAGCGAGTTGAACGCGACGCCTTCGCGCGTGCCTGTGTCTGAATTGGCGAAGCTCGTTTCGCCGGTCCGGACTAACCGAACCTCGGGCCATAAGGCTTGATACCAAGCCGAAAGGATCAAATCGCGCGACTTGCGCGTGTCTCTTTTAACCGGCCCTTCGTTGAACGCTGTCGCCAAATAGCGCAACGATCTTAAACCTTTTGGCCCCCATTCCCAAGCCGGCCATAGGACTGAAACCAGCAGGCTTTTCATCGAGCCGGGTGGAACGTTGATCAGCAACCGGGTTATGCGCCGGTCAGTTACAGCCTCTAAATGCTGGCAAATCGCCTCGATATGCCAACTATGAATGTAGCGCGTGGTTGGTTCGAGAACGTGCCACGCCTCGCGGACGAAGCCGGAAAACGTCTTGCATCTTGCGCGGATCGCGTCGGCGTTGCGCTCGACGTCGGCGAGCTGGCGCGCGGCCTCACGTTTCCTGATCTCCGCTAGAAACACCGTTAGGGGCGGAAATTTCGGCGCGGCTGAGTATTTCCGTGACTCTCCGTAAGTCGTCATCACTCATTTTACTCATATCGTAAGTACCAACAGCGCCGGATAAGTTAACCTCAAGTTTAGGGTCTTTCCAATTCATGCGGCATTTCGCATAAAAACTAGCCATACTTGGAACGGCTTTTTCCCAATTGCCAGCGCCAGGGCCACCACAGGCCATTTGTATTATGCTTTGTGTGACCATTGCGTCAACTATAGCTTTGCTGTGGTCTAGTTCTACTCGGTAATATTTGCGCAACGTCTCGGCGTCGATATCGAGCGCGACGCCGATACGGTCGCGGTTCCAGCCGGCGACGACGAGTGTTTTGACAAGCTGGCGATTGGCCTCGGTCGGCTCGTGCGGCGGTCGGCCGTTGGGATTGGGCGGCGGCCTTGGCTTGCGCTTCGGGCCGCGCGGCAAGAGATCGGCCGCCGCTTTGCGTGCCGTCACGCTACGTCTCCATACTGATTTTGCGCCTGCTTCCTTGCGATAGTTATAATCTGCTATTTTGCGATAAAAATAGCTTGCGATTTTGTGCTCTCAACGTTATCTCTGGTCTCACGGGAACGCCATCCCGAACCGGAGACCAACATGATCAAGCTCGCCGCCGACAACACCGCCGCTTTTGACGCTCTCGACGTCGCCGCCAAAGCCGACGCTTCCGCCGCCGAGATCAAAGCCGCCAAGCGCGCAACGAAGGCCGCCGCCGACCGCGCTAAGACGAAAGAGGCCATGCAGAGCGTTTCCGCCGCCGCGAAGCTCGCCGTCGTTTTCGCCGCGCCGGCCGACGAGACGCCCGCCACTCGCATCCAGCAGATCGCGGCCGCGGAGTTGAACGCCCTGCCGACGTCCGAACTGGACTCGCCACCCGCGGTTGCCTTGGAAGTGGTCGTCAAGGGCGCGGCAACGCCGAAAAGCGGCCACTGCATGAGCCAAGCGCAGGCGCTCGCCGAAGCGCGCCAAGCTTTCGGCAAAGACGCGGCCGAGGGCGTCGATTTCTTCGCCAAGAAAACCGGGCGCGGCGATTGGGTTTGGGGTCCCTTCGACGCGAAGGCTTGGAGCGAAGCTGCCAAGGCCGTTAAGAGCGCCAAGGGCGGCAAAGTCGCCAAGGTTGCGATAGTCGCCAAGGTCGCCGCCGTGAAGGGCAAGACGGCCGCCAGCAAGCGCGGCGATGGATCGTCAAATATCTCCACGATGGTTTCGCTTCTATCCAGCAAAACCGGCGTAACGATTGAGGAGCTTGCCAGCGCGACAGGTTGGAACTTCGACTCGTGTCGTTGGAATATTTCACAGATCGCTCGTAAAAAACTCGGCCTGAATGTCACCAAGACGATAAGCGACGGCAAGACTTTTTACAAAGTCGGCTGAACTAGGCAAGCCGCGCCGGAACCTCTGGCGCGGCCTTTTCTCTTGCTGGAATCAGGATTTTGTCACGGATCGTTACCGCAATGGCGGCCATCATGACCGGCGGAACTGAATTTCCAAGTCGTTCCCATTGCTGCGCGTATGTGCCCTTGAGAATGAAATCGTCGGGAAAGGCGCAGATTCGCTTGACTTCGGCGATTGTGAATTTGCGGCGTTCGATGCCGGCCGGGCCGCTGGCGATGGTCAGTTCATTAAGCGTCTTGGGACGGCCGTGTGTTTGGACGGTCGGCGCGACGTCATCAATAGAACGGTCGCCGTGAAACGTTCCAAGGTGCGCCTCGCAATGATGCGATCCCGTCAATAAGATCGACTGCGAAGGTCTGCCCGAGTCAAGCATTTGATGCCCGTTGTATCCTGCCATTTCCTCGCATCGCACAATCCAAGGCAGCGCGTCGCGAACCGTATATTGATAGGTCAACGGCTTAGGAAATACGGGATTAGCGCCCAAGTCGTTTCGCACGCCCATAAAGATCAACCGTTGGCGCATTTGCGGAACGCCAAGCCATTGCGCGTCTAGGACTCTTGCCTCGACGCGATAGCCGCACGCCTTGAGGCCAGCGAGGATTTCCAGAAAAAACCCCTTGGCGACGCCCTTTACAAGGCCCGAGACGTTCTCGGCGACGAAGACTTTCGGCTTGAGGGCCGCCAGCACGCGAATGTATTCGGGAAACAGGTCTTCGTTTTTCTGGCATGCGCCGTGTTCGTAAGCACGATCCGTTCCCCAGCCTTTAGCGCGCTTGCCAGCGGTCGAGAAGGCTTGGCACGGCGGGGACCCATCGAATAGGTCCAGATCGCCTTCCTTGAGGCCCGTAGCTTCAAGAATCGAAGCCGCTGTGACCTCTTGGATGCCGCGCGGATCAATGACGGTCGAAGGGTCCATGTTGGCGCGATAGCTGTCTTGCGCTATCGGCACAAATTCGTTGGCGAGCGCCACCTTGAAACCCGCCATCCTATAGCCGGTTGAGGAGCCGCCCGCGCCTGCAAAAGTGGATACGACTTTGAATCCATTCCACGGCAGCGCCGCGATTTTCGACATGAGCGGTACGCAATAAGGCGGCTTATTTTCCGGCGCCATGTCCTCGCCTTTGTCATCGGTGAAATATTTTATCGCGCGGCCGGCGATGATCGGCGGCATCGGCTGATTGGTGCATTCAAAGAACGTGTGAACCATATCGTCGAACTTCACGCCGTCTTTCGTAAACCCTGAGAAGTTTTCTACGAAGATTCGGGTTCCGATTTTCCGCTCCACTTAAATTTACACCTCGGGCATTCGTGTTCAGTATCAATGTCGTCGCCGAAGCTCTTGAAATCATCGGGCGGCGTTCCTGGAAGCGGCGTGAGCGCGCCGATCTCGTCGAGCGTAAAGCCGGTTAGCGTCAACTCAAAGCCAAGGTCTTTTAACGCGCCAAATTCGAGCTTTAACAGGCTTTCGTCCCAGGAGGCGTTCAAAGCCAGCTTATTATCGGCGATGACATAGGCTCGCCATTGCGCTTCGCTCAGGTCGGGCAAAGTTATCGTCGGAACGCGCGCAAGGCCAAGCCCGACGGCCGCCAAAGTTCGGGCATGGCCGGCGCCGATGTTTCGCTCGTCGCGCAATAATACCGGGTTGGTAAATCCGAACTCAAGAATCGAGCTTTGGATTTCTAGAATTTGCGCGGGTGAATGGGTGCGCGCATTGCGTTCATACGCGACAAGCTCGCGCGGATCGCGATAGACAACGGCGAGGTCAGCGCGCGGCGTTAGCGCGGTTTTACGCGGCGACGTCGCTTTGCGCGCCGCCATCAGGTCGCCGCGACCGTCATAACAACGACCAGCAGGGCGATGGCGGCGCAGAACGCGAGATCATAAAGCATCGGGCGCGGCCCCAACGCCGAGATAGACCGGCGGATGACCCTCGCCGAGAACGCCGAGAATGATCGGCGCGCCGGCAATGAGCCGCTCGATCTCGTCGGCGTTCGGAAGCCAAGCGGACTCCATCACTGGGCCGGACGGCGACATGAGATCGGCGACGGGCAGGCTACCGCACTCGCCGTCGATCTTGCGATTCCAAGTCGGCGGCGCGCCGAGCGTTCGCGTTGTTGCGGAGTGCCGGCCGATCAGCATGGCGCGCCTCGTTGCCTGTTAGAATTACGTGTGAGGCGTGGCGGGCGGAACGGCGCCAGCCGGCGCAGCCGCAGCCGGCGCGGCGGCGGTAGGCGGCGCGGGGGTTGGCGCAACAGCCGGGGCAGGGATCGGCGCGGCGGTCGGCGCAAGCGTGCTCGTGGCGGCAGCCGGTGTTACGACGGCGGGCGCGGTGGGAAGCGCGGCGCCGGCGGCGGTGAGATTCGCCGTGATCTTGTTGATGTTGGTTACTGCGGCCTCGACGCCCGCGTCGTCGCCGCTGGCGCTGGCGTTGGCAATGGCGGCCGTCTCAAGCGTGATCAGCGTTGCGGCGGCCGTCGTCAGGCTTGCCACGCTCGTTTGCAGATCGGTCAAAGCGCTCATAAGCTGGTTTCCTTGGGTGGTGATCGCCTGAATTAGCGCGGTCTGCGCGCTTTGAGCGGCGGCGATGGCGCTCAATTGGGAAGTTAGGCCGTCGAGGTTGGCCGAATTAGCCGAGGGCGACCGCGACAGGGCGTCCATTCGGGAGAACATTTCCTGCAAATGCTGGTCGGAAAACATCGCGGCTCCTATAGTCTTCCGCCGCCAAAGACGAGGAACAGGACGACAATAACAACTATAACGCCGATGCCGCCACTCCATTGCGGACCGTAGCTGTTGTGCGCGTAGTATCCGCCGCCAACACCAAAGAGCAGTACGAGAATTATGATTATAAGGAGTGGCGACATTGTTGACCTCAGTTCAGCGGCTCTATGCGCATTGGCTCGTCAGTCTTGGCCGTTCTCGCCATCTTGATAAGATCGTCCGGCGCGGCCGTCGCCGTTGCGCGGACGCGGTCTTTTCTGTCGAGCAGGAGCAGTTTTGTATTTCCACAGCCGCATTCGCATTTCGAGATAACGAGGGACGACGCGACGAAGCAAGACCGGGCGTAGGTCGCGATAGACTCTTGCTTCGACATGCGTTTGCCCTTGCTATTTCGCTAGCGAACTACATTGCGAATGGATAGTCTTTATAATTTGTTATAACATTAGCGCTAGTTTGAAGCACGGCGAACGCCATCGCCGGAACCGGAGAAAACCAATGCTCAATACCGTTACGTCCTATTGCGCTTTCGTTACTATCGCGCTCGCCGTCGTTGGCTACGCGCAACTCGTAGACCGCTTCCTGCCGTAAGGCGTTAGCGCTGCGCCGGGTGCGATCCGGCGCGGCTAAAACGCGATAGCCTGTCGTTTTATCTTGCTATCTTGTTTGCAAGCGACTAAGTTAGCTTTATCGGGACGCCACCCGAACGGAGACAAGCCAATGACCAACCTCGTCGGACATATCTCGCCAGAAACCGCCTACGTCGTCGCCGATTATCCCTACGGCTATCGCCTTCGCTGCACGATCCGCTATTGGATCGAATACAAGCCGGGCTTCGGTTGCCGCCTCGTCTCGCAAACGACGAATCCGAATCGCGCCGGGCTCGTTTGGAACAAGCCAAAAGCCGGAACATACTGCAAGTTCGGCGCGGCAATGTATCTCGACGAAGCGGGCCATGTCGTTTCGCGCGGCCTTAGCGAATATTGCGACGCGGCCGAGGCTGCGAAGTTTCTCGAAAATTGGGGCGCTGGCGTTCCGGCCGAAGCTCAAGAGACGCTTAAGCGCTTTGTCGCGGCGAAGGTCGCCTACGAAGCCAATCGCCAGAGCGGCGACGCTTTGAGCGTCGGGCTCGTCGAAGCTCGCGCGGCGTTCTTAAAGGACGCCTAACCAAGAGCCCAGGGCGCTCGGATCGGGCGCTCTGGGTGACAGGCGCCAATAATAATTTGATAGCGTGATATTTCATTAGCACATCCTCTTGCTATCTTGCGCGCGTCGCGTTACAAAGAACATACCGGACGACGCCACGTCCGAGCGAAGCGGAGAAAAGCCAATGACCTCGACCGTTACCAAGCTCGCAAAGAACGTTTTCGCCGTCGAAGGCAAGATCATGTTTTTTCGCGCGGCTGACGAGCCGGTTTGCACCGCGTTCAAGACCAACGCCAAGGCGCAAGCCTACGCCGCGCGACTCGACGAGAACAACGCCGCCGTTCTCGCCAGTCGCGCCGAGGATCGCCTCGTTCGCCTCGAACTCGCTCGCGCCTATCTCGCCGTTCGCGCCGCTCGCGCCGCTGTTGACGCGCGCCAGGTCGCTTTCAACTTCTGAGGGAAACCCCAACATGACCAAGCTTCGCAACGCTCGATTCTGGACCCTAATAAACGGCTCGCCAGTCAGGCTTACGCTTCGCCCTGGGCAGGAAATTGCGCACCGAACGGGCGGCGGAACCGACGAGGGTTATTGGAGCGAACAAAGCGTCTGGACGCATGAGGGTGACCATGTACAATTCGAGTGCGACACTTCGGCGCGCGATTGCGATGGGCACATGGACCGCAGCGAAGTCGGACGCTGCAACCTCGATCAGCTCGCCGTCGTCGCGTTTCCTGACGAGTCCGTTCCTTATCCGGCTTGGACGTGGGGCCGTGGGCGGCAGCGCGATTACTCCGCCGAAGCGATGGGGTATTGAGCCTTATTACTAATTATAAAGCTAATGTGCGAATGTGTTTGCAAGCTAATCAAATCGCGCGTATATCTATTCCTGGGAGACGCCACTCCCCAGGAGATACGCCATGCAGATCCGTTCCAACGTCGTTTCGGTTCAAGCCTTCAAGCTCGGCGATGGCGCCGTTGAGATCGCTGTCCGCCGCGCCGATACGCGCGTCCTTTGGTCGGTCATCACGCATGCTTGCGCGGGCGCCGATTGGTTCTGGCATCCGGCCGGCAACGCTCTCAAGCGTCGCTTCAAGAGCAAGAAAGCCGCGATTGACCACGCGGTTTATGTCGCCTCGGAGGGCTGATCTCATGACTTACGCCGATTTTCTCGCGATTCAGGAAAACTTAAAGCTGGCCGTTCGCAAGATCGGCGCTTTGCTCAACGCCTATCCAAGGGCGGCAAACGGCTTGACGTTGGACGCCAACAAAGACGCGAACTGGTCGGCGCTCAAGCAGGCCCAGGCCCGCGCGTTTACGCGCCTTCGCGCTTTCAACGGCGCGAACGTCAAGAGCTTTGAGAGGGAAATCCGAGCGGATCGCGACGCGCGCCGCGCCGCCAAGCTGGCCGCGTTTGACGCCTAGCAACAAAAGCGTGCGAAGTGTCACATTGTCTTGATAATTAGCTTGCATATTATCTCGTTATCTCGTATTCTTTTTCTTGCGGGCCGGACGCCACCGACCGCCAGAACTAGAGACAAACTAATGACCAACGCCGAATATGACGTAAAATTCGCTCTCGACGCCGTTCGCTTCGGCCGCGCTCGCGCCGACATCTACCGCGCCGACCGGGCGAAGTTCGCCGCCTTGGGCGACACCGACAACGTTTGGCTGATGGACAACTACCTAGAATTTAACGCTCTCGTTATCGATCAGTGGCTCGCCAAAGCCGGCAAAGCCGAACTCGATCTCGCTGCCTAAGACCTCAACCGGCGGCCCGCGCAAGGCCGCCAACCTCAAGGAGACCAAGCCATGACTGTGAAGCTCAACCTAACCGACAACGAAGCCGCAATCCTCATGGACGGGCTTTCGGCCTATATTCGGTCGGCGCTTGAAAGCAGCCAGCGCGGCATATCGCCCGCCGAGCGCGCTTTCGCCAAATCCTTACACGCCAAGCTCGCCGTCGCCCGCGAGCAGGAACGGACCGACGCCCGCAACGACGACGGCGAGGGGCCGGAAATCCGCAACGGCTTTGCCGGCGCCTGACCATAAGGGGGTAAGCGATGCGCCGCACGCAACTGATAAATCTAGCCCGGCGAGCGGGGCCTGAGTACGTCGTCGAGGGCAGCGGAACGCGGGTTATCATCCGGCGCGGTTCGGTAAGCGTCGCGCTTTACGACGACGGCAGCGCGCACCGCGCCGACGTCCGACTTGACCTCGCCAAGCGAATGACCATCGCCAACGCGGCCGACGCCTTGGGGCTCCTTGATTAACAAATTATCTTGCTATCTGTATCGCTAGCTAATAAGATAATCAAACGCCAACCGGAGATTCGATATGGTCCGCTTCAAGATTTCCAACAACGACCGCGAGGTCATCGAGCAGATTACGAATCGAGGCTGGGCGCTGCCCTGGGTCCGTAGCGCTTACGAAAGCCGCACGGCTCTACTTATGGACATCACGGAAACCCACCTCAACGCCGCGCCGCTGCGCCTCGACGCGCTGCTGGCGGCCGACGAGTTCAACTTTTTGCATGATCTCGACGGCATCGCCGCCAATCTCGACCGGGCGACCGGGACGCTCAAGAACGCTTTTCGCCCGCGCTTCGCGGCCTAAACTACAGGGGGGCAACCGTGAGCACGATTGAACAAAGAGCGCGCGAATTGGTCACGTCATGCCGAAGTGCAGGCAGCGATCCTAATTTCTATGATTTCGTCGCCTTCGCCCGCTCCGAGCGCGCGGCGGCGCTGAGAGAGGCCGCCATCAATATGAGCGCGTGTCGAGCGGCCGAACTCACAAAGCGAGAAGCGGCTATACGACGCGAACATCCAGGCCAGCCGGATGTTGTCGCAGAGATGCATAGTGATAGAGCGCAGGCGTTCCATGAGGCAGAGGTGGCTATCTGCGCCCTCGCCGATGCGGAAAACACCACGGAGCCAGCGCCATGACCACCATCCATAACCCCGGCAATGACCGCGAGATTCGGACGCTACAAGACACGCTGATTATAGTCGGCAACCTCGACAAGCTTCTAATCGATTGGATCAATTCCCGCGACGAGGGGCCGAAGAAAGTCGAGAAGGTTATCGACAAACTGCGAAAAGACCTTGGCGACGCCCACGCCGCGCTCATGAGGTTAACGCGGTGACCTACGATCAATGGAAAACAAAGCATCCCGGCCGCACGAAATCCGAGCGCCGCGCGCTTGATCTCATCGGATGCGGCGAATTCTCGCCGCCGGTTCAAGCCAGGGTTCTCGATCGGATGGTCAAAGACGGCCTGCTCGTTGAGCTACCGCCTTTGAAAATGCCGTTCATCGGTACATTATCCATGACAGTTCGCCAGTTCGAAATGCCGATTCCGGTCCATAGGCAATGGCGCGAATATTGCGCGGCTCTGACGGACG